TTTTGTTTTGACACCAACTAAACCTGTGTCAGGTGTTACTATCGTCATCGATATTCTCCTCATTTTTCTGCAGGTCTTTTAGATCCTGTAGCAACGCTTCTAGAGCATTGAGTTTCCCTCTAGAATACTGGAGTTTATCGATTGTGTCTACATGGTACACCAAATCCTCCCTGACTTGGTCTATCTGTTTTTTTATGTAATGTCTTATTGATTGAAGTGTATCTAAATCAAGATTCATTTTTTTCTAAACAAACTTTATTTTTGCCCTTTTCTAATCCTTTAAAACCATAATATTTCATAATATTAGCTATAAGATTCATATCATATAATGGATAATCATCAAAAACAAACCTCGTGTTAGGTGCTGTCCTTTGAGCAAACCAAACAGCCTCAGTAATTACATCTTTAGTCATGTGGGGACCATCAAAAAATACAAAAGCAAATTTTGAATCTTTATGCTTTGATATAGTCATAAAATCTACATCAGTCATATTACACAAAGTAAACTTACCCTTATTTCGATATGGTTTAAGATCATATAACATTTGATCTCTTAAAGTATCAGGATAAGTAGGAGCAATCCCTCTTTCATAACCATTCCACTGATAATTTTCTTGTTTATCAAAATGTTGATATTCTAAGTCACCATAAGGATCAACACCCACATGGATATAATTATTAATGAGATTGTCCATAATAATTTTAGACCCATATCCCTTATTAACTCCGATCTCACATGATTTATAACCTTGGCAATCAAATCCTTTAGTCCATCTTTCAAGTAATTCATATTCATAACTATCTCCACTTATCATGAACTACTTATAACTAATCTGTTATTTAAATCAACTACTTCTTGCCCTTGAAAATCTGAGTGCCCTTTATACCATAAACACTCGCCACGACGAGGATCCAAAGATTTGTAAACCAGCTCGGAAGCTGCGAGAAATATTCGAAGAAGAGTTTTACTTTGTCCATAGAACTAGGATCATCACTCAGAACTGCCCAAGCCAGCACCAAGACCGGCGCCGAGAGGATAATTAAAATAAATTCGTCCTTATAGTCTGATTGTCGAGCCTCAAGGAGTTTGCCCTGGTAAGCTTCCTCTCCTGCTGCCATCTTTTGTGCATGCATTAGTTGTGCATCCGACATTGCTTGTTTTGTCTTTTGACGGTTTGAGTAAATATGCGTTGCCGTCTTTGCTGCCATCCCTAATAAGTTGAACCATGCCATAATATTGTTCCTGTCTTCGTTTACATAGATAAGGTATCATTAAATGAAGAATTTTTAAACCCTCTAGCCCAACTGCCTTCCACCTGTAACTTGTTTTAAAATGATTATTGAATGTTCTTGTGTAAACATTGCCAAAATTGAAGAAATTGTGAAACAAATCGACGACATCTCGATCAGTCATTTCTACAGATACTTCTATCTTTCTTCTTACTCTTCCGTCTCGATATTTTCCACCTTTGAAATAACCAAAAGTTCCTTCACCTTCAAATATACCTGCTAAAAAAATTAATTTTTCTTTGTCTGATAAAAATTTAAACACAAAGACTTATAACAAGTCTTTTATATAATCGCCACCCTTTTCTACGACTATCTCTCCACCTAAACTCTTTTTACCTAAATTATCTAGTCCAGAAGTAAGTTTTTTGTATTCAGGACTTTCTCTTAAAATCATTAATGCTTGTTGAGTTTGTGAATTAGTAGATGCAGTAACATCTACTTCATTTTTCATAATGTCATCAAATTTTTTATGAAGTTCAGGTCTATTTTTAAGAACCTTTTTAGCGAGCATACTTCCAATATATTTAAGCGTCATTTAAATTCCTACAAAGTTCACAACCTTTTTTAAATTTTTCATGTTTCCAACATGGATCTCTAACAATTATTTTTTGTTTATAAATAATTGGTGGGAAAAATAAACACCAAATCCATCTAGCTATTTTTTTAAAAATCATCTTACTCCTATGAACTTAAAACCTTTTACTTGAATACCATTGTTACCAGGATAAGTATTTTTATCTGTAACATCTCTATGAGGACATTTCATTCCGCCTTCACCAAATTTAACTGGTGGCACATTAGGGTTTGGCCCTTTTTTAGGTGGTGGTCCAAATTTTTTACCTATCATATTTCCTCATATTAATTAAAACATACAAAACCAAAATTGAAATTGTTGTGCCTATAAAAAATAAACCTATCATAATAAACTTTTATCTACGTTAGATGATATCACAACTTCACCACCATCATCATACGATTGAAAATTTTGTAAAAATGTATTTGGTTTTTTAACAGGTGATTTTATTTGTGTTGTAGGCGTTTTACATGGTGGGTAAGTTCCATCAGGACAAAGTTGAACATTAGATTCATTTCCTCCGCCTGAAGGATTTGTTTTAGGGCCTTTTAAAAAACCTGCCTCTTTCATATAAGCAGTTCCTTCCTTGCTTGTTACATCTAATGGTTTTCCTGTAGCTCTGTAATAATCTCTAGTAATAGGCATTCCCTTATTACCTGGTTTTACATTTCCAAATAATGTTTCACCTCTTGCAGTTTGTGTTCTAGTTTTTTTCTGAACAGTTTTAGCAACATTTTTAGCTGCTTCAAATGCATATCCAAGACCAGGTATTTTAGTAGCAAGACTGCCAACAATATTCATTCCTGTAGTGACTGGATTTACTGTAAAACCTGAACCACTGTTATTTGTAGTGGCAACGTTTGTTGATTTGTTACCAAAATTACCTGCTTGGCCTGGATTAGGGTTTTTTGTTACTCCTGGACCATAACCATAGTCAGCTGAAGTAGAAGTTTTGCCACCTGCATAAGAATCTTTTCTGCCACCTCCAGATTGTGAAGCTCCGAAATCAGCTTTGGAAGCATCCATGCCTCCGCCTCTAAATTTTCTAATTTTTCGTTTTCTTATTACCATCTTGTTTTTCTTTCGCTAAGTCAATTTTTTCTTCGGCTATTCTTATTCTTTCTCCAGCTTGATCTTCTGCAGATTCAAGTTTCATCTTATCGAAGTCCAATCTTTCTTCAAACTCCATACCTTTTCTTTCTTGATCAACCATATTTTCTTGAGCTTTTCTTTGTAAATCCATAGCTCTTAAATCTAATTCTCTCTGCTTCAATTGAACTAACGGATCGCCTTTTTGAGTCATAGATTCTTCTTGTGCAAGCTGCATTGTTATCTCTGCAACTCTTTTTGCTACCATACTATCGAATAATATTTTAAATCCTTTTTGATCAGTCTGTGCTTGTTGAGCTAATTCAGGTGTATTCTCAACCATATCACCTATTTCACCATGAGCCTGTAATGCAATGTGATCAGAAATGTGTCCTTGCATTAAAGCATAGACCATTGGATTAATTTGAACCATTCTTGTAGCCATAAATGCTCTGTGAGCCATAATATGAGCTTGATGATCTTGTTCAGGGAATGCTTTTAACATTTGCATCTGTAATGCTTTAGCATTTTCAGTTGCTGGGTCTTCTGGAACCACGGGTGGTGTAGGTTTTAAGATTGCATCTATGTTTTTTGTACCTAAAGCTTCATAAACTCGTCTGTAAGCCTCTCGTAAGTTGTGCATTTGTGGATTTGATGCTGCAATCTTTAAATTTTCGTTTGCTAAAGTCACTCTTTGTGACATTGAAAAGATATTTGGGTCTGCAACAGGTATAACATCGACTCTATCGTCAAAATCTTGTAATTTTACAAACCTATCAGCGTTTGTAACGGCATATGGGTATACAGGAGGTAGATAATCAGCAAAAACTTTAGCCAAAAGTCTAAATTCTTGTCTCATTGCGTAGTAACAACGTTTATGAATAGCACTCATTACCCTAGAACCACGTTCCAAGAGAGCAATTGTAGTTCCAACAGCTCTATTTTGTGCATCTTCACCCATTTGCATGTCTGCAATTGATGCAAAACGTTGTCCTGCTTGTACAACAAAGCCTAAAAGTTGAAATAAAGTTCCACTTGGCTCTTTAAAAGGTAAAATTTGAAACTGATCTTTGATATTTCCGCCTGGTGCATCGACATCTCTAAACTCTCCAGGTTGAAAAGGTTGGTCATCATCTCTAATTCTTATACCTCTAGACTTAAATCCAGCAGGTAAGTTAGCTAAAGTTCCTGCATCAAGTAATTGTCTCAATGCTTGAGTAGCAGATCTAGATAATCCACCGATCATATGTATTAAACCAAACCCATAAAAACCTAAACCAGGTAAAAATTTGTAATGTACAAAATATTCTTTCCTAGTTTCAGTATCATCATCTTGATTATAGTTTCTATAGATAGATAAAACTTTACCTGAACCCTCATCAATAGAAACGATATATGGTTTTTTAACTTTCTTCTCAGGATTTTCTGTTTCAAATTCGTCTAAGTTTAAATCAATATGCATTTCTAAAATGTTATATTGATATTCTTTTTCTCCAGCAGGTTTTACACCTTCAAGTTCGTTTAATTTATCTTGAACAGGGCTTTTCTCAGGTTGTTTTGGTAGTAAATCTACATCTAAATAGAATCCTGCTTTTTGTTGTTTAAGAACATCATTCTCTGACATCTTAACTAAGTGAGTTATTCTCTCACAATCTTTTAAATCTGTTGCATAGTAAGGAACTATTAAATCTTCAGCAGGTACAAATTTTGCTATAGCTCTCTGTTTTATTTCATCATAATAAATTTTTTTAAATGCAGAACCTGCTAATGGTAAATAAAATAATAACTGGTCA